AACATCTCGACCATCTACAGTACCGCTTACAATAATGTTGCCACCAAAGGTAGCGTTAGATGTAAACGAAGGTGCGTTGACTTCAGCTTTAGTTGCAATAGAACTAGCTATGTTATTAAACTCAATTGTAAATTCAGAGCCTCTGACTACCTTAGCCGCATTTCCTGAGGGAAGAGTGTCCTTTGCTCCAAAGTTTGTTAGTGGTGTATAATTACTCATTAAATCAATCTCCCTAGAAGAGCGTGTATGTCTATTTGTTGTATTGAATAAGGTGAGCCGTTAATCGTAGACTCAATGCCTATGGTTACTACTGCGCCACTACCGTTAGTGTTAATCTTAGGACGTTGTATATCAGTACCTATTGTATATGTAGCGGCAACATAAGAAGAATCTACCGTGGTTTCTTCTACCCACGCTGTGCTGTTCCAATAATACAGTTTACTGTCCGTTGTGTTGTAATACAAAGCGTTTGTTTCGTTAGTTGTAGGTGCAGAACTAAATGCTCCTAAGTATGTACCTGTGCTACTAGGAGTAACTAATGTTGTTGTGTTATCCCCATACTCTGACGTATTAAATAAAGCCGCGAAACTATTTACCTTTGAACTAGAAAACACTTTTTTGTTAAAATCGTTTGTGTAGTCATAGCCCCACACTAGTGTTGTGTTTGATTCTACACTACCGATTATTGTTATATTAAACTTTTTAAGAAACTTAAGGTTAGCAGAGTTACCAAAGTTTAACGGGTTGCTATAGTACAGTAACAAATATTCACTGCCATCATCCGTGTAACCTTCATATTTAAAGATACCGTTTTTTCTACCAAAGTAAATACTACCATCTTGTAGTACTGTCATACTGTGTGGTTCAACAGTTGACCAAGTAGTTACTCGATTAGAACCATCCTGTAAACTTGTTCGCATATCAAAGCAATAAATTGTTTGACTATCTGGTAATGACAACAAGTAAAAGGCTTCATCTGCACTGTACAAAGACTTAATGGGGTTAGTTTGACTTCTCACTTCTTGGGTTAATTCAGTACGTATGTTTTTACTAATGTCACGCATAGGCATTGACTTTTCTTGTATAGTCCTACCAAAGCTACGTACACCATCATCAGACAAGAACAAGATGTCAGTACCTGTGTGCTGTACTGAGTCTCTAGCAATACAGCCTACGCCCTCTACAGTGTCGTGTAGCACCATAGTAGCAGGGCTTTCAGCACCTGAGTAAACAATAATACAATTTTTACAGAATATAATCAAGAATCCGTTGTGTGCTGACAAAGCAACAACCTCATCGTGACCGTTAGGAAATACTGTAGTTAAATTTAAAGAACCTGCTGTACCACCTGACCACTTATGTCCTTGTAGGGTGTCACTCCAGTAAACAGTCTTAGTGTCACCAGATACATCAGCCGCCCATAATCTACCGTATGCGCCTATCACTTCGTTAGCGAATGGTGGTGTAGTTGAACCAGAAAAATTACTGTATGTAACTAAACTACCTTGACCCGCAGTGCCTCCTGAGTCTGTATAAATTAGAGGCTCTTGTCCTTTCTGATAAAAATACGTATGGTTGTTAAAGCTAACAATTTTCCAGTTATTTGCGTTTATAGTATAACCGTTAGGAGTTTTGTCAGTTAGCTGTGTATCCCCTGAAAATATTTTATTATTACCCGCAGAGAATAATACCTTATCACCACTTGCGTCTAACGACTCGTGTATAGCTTCTATGCCCCGACTAGAACCCAACAGGGTAGCTGTACTAGCGTGGGTAGATACTTCCGTATAGCCCTTACGCGCTCCTATACGCCCGTATGAATCAATAACACAGTTACTAGCCGTAGCCGCAAAGGACTGGTCAAGGGATACAGGAGAATCCTGACTATTAATCCCTGCAAACGCAGGAGCATTGATTGTAATGTTCTGTAATTTTTGAGCCATTAGCAAGGTGTCCATACAGTTTCAGAAGGGAATCTAGCGGCATCAAACGCTACTGCATCTGCTAACGTAGTGTCGGCTAAAACAAATAGTTCCTGTGCTGAAGTACCGCCTGTTTCTCCGCGCTCACGGGCGGCTAAGGCTACTGCGTACTGTACTACTGGTGATGAAGGTACAACTAGTTTGTCTGCATCAGCCGTAAAGGGGTCTGCTCTGTCTACAATGTTAAAGCGTAATGTATACGCTTTGTCTGGCTTAGGGTACAAGTCAACTAAGGCATTACCGTTAGTGTCCACACCATTCCAAGAGTAATAGTCAGGAGAACCTTTAACAGGCTCTTGTACTAAGTATGCATTGTTCATCCAAGAGGAACTAGCGGAACGCATAAAGGAGTTAGACGTATCGTTAATAACGTCTAGTATTTTAAATGAATTGTTAGTACCCGTCATGCTATAACTAAATACATTATCAGTAGTAGTTACTGTGATTGTGCTTCTAAGTGCTGACCAGTCCCAAGCATCTTCAACAATACGTCTAGCATCATTGACAAACTCTCCTACTAGTTTTACGTAGGAATCGTCTGAGTTAACAACACTAGAAGTTTCGTCTTCTCGTAGTCTACGTAGTACACTGTTTACTAGTTGTAAATAAGTCATCAGACTCTCTCTTTTTAGTTGTAATTAAACTGTAGTTGCGAATAAATCAACAACTTCTTCTTCTTCTTCTTTACTGTTAAACAATTCTGGACTGGCGGGCAATAAAGGAGAATACAGGTCTATTGTTTGTGGGTCTACATTAGATTTATTGTTCTTTTTAACAGGAACGCCTACAGTATTAGCTATATAATTTTTAATTTCTCTGTCACTAAATATTTTTGCAGGTGATTCTTTGAGTTCAGTTTTGTATATTTCTTTTGAAAATAAACTTTCTGTAGGGGTTTGTTTTCTTGCCCCGCCTCCCAACATATTAATATCAAACAAATCTTTCCAGTCCACTATATCATCAAGAAACCTACCGCCTTCTTTCAGTACGTCCTCTACTTCAGATAAAACATCTGAACCCGTTTGTAGCACAGGGTCTACAACCTCTGAACCAAAAGTATCTATTACGTCATCAATAGGGTCTATAAACGTATCATCAAAAGCACGACCCGCTTCCTGTAAAGTGTCAATTCCCTCTTGCGCTACATCTACTACGTACTCTGCTCCCTCTTTGACGGGCTGTAAACCATATTTATCAACGACACGACCACCTTCTTTAACTACGTCTTCTACGTTTGATAAAACATCTGAACCTCCCCGCAACGCAGGGTCTACTACAGTTTCACCAAAGTAATCTAAACCTTCGTCAACAAAATCTACTACAGGTTCAAAAGCATCAGCGGTTAAATCAACAACTTCTTCAGCAAAATCGCCCACAGGTCTAAGAGCATCTTCAGCTATGTTAATACCTTCTTCAGCGACATCTCCTACTGCTTTAATTCCTGCGTATATCTCATCGCCAAAGTCTTTAATAAACTGAGGGGTGTTGAAATCAAAGTCAGGAGACTCAAAATCAATGTCTGGTACGATATTCCTTAAAATCGCACCTGTAGCAGAGTCTTCAAATTCTTGAGTTCCTGATTTACCTGTTACTATAGCCTTAGAAGTATCTAATATTACATCTTGAACAGCAGGAGGTAGGTTTGAAATATCATAACCTAAGTCAAGAAAAGTATTTCCTATGTACTGATTAAGTTCTTGATTTCCCATTTTAGTGAAATAGGCTTTACCTGCTGATGCTAAAGCGTCTTCAAAATCACCGCCTTGAACTAATGTATTTGTTGCTTGTAAAATAGGAGCAAACTGCGGATACATTACAGAAAGAACAACTGATGCTACGTTAAGAACCTTTTTTAAAGGGTCGTTACTTTCTCTGGGGGGAGGGGTCAGTTCATAGTTTGAGTAAGAACCAAGTTCTCCTGAGTTTATATGATAGCTATGACCTAATTCTTTATTGCCCGCGGGTGCGCCTTCCTCAAAAAACTGCAAAGCTGTACCCGTGTTTAAATATACCCTGCCTCCGTCTATTCTTTCATTATCAACTTCTTGATATAAAGGTATGTTATTGCTTTCTAAATAATCTTTTACTGTTGCGGCTTGGAAACGCGCGGCTTCCTCAATAGCGGGGCTATAATTACTGTTGTTAAAACCTAACCCTAACTGACCGTAGGCATTAGAAGGGTTGCTAAAATCTTGTGGTCCGTTTCTAATTGCTTGTTCAATTCGGACGTATTCTTCGCTTCCTTCTTCTTCAAGAGTCAAACGATGTTTAAGAGTATCCATATAAACTCTATCAGAAACCATTTTAGCTTCTGACAAAGAAGTAGGAGTCATATACTCTTCGCCTTGATTTATTTTAGTAGCAATAGACTCAGAAGAAATGTTTGACCTAGCTTCTATATAAGGCTCGTTAAACTCTTCAAAAAGTGTTGTTGGTTTTGCTTCCCCTGTAACAATTTGTTGGCTATATTCTTGTATTTTTTCTTTATCTTCTTTGCTGACATTAGCAGAAACATCAGTTACTTTTTTTTCTAGTTGATTTTTAATCCACTCAGGCTCATGGCTAAAGTCTTCTCCCGTCATACTATATTCGGTTACTTTAGTATTAATAATTGTTTCGGGAGTGTAAGTTCCGAAAATACCTTGATATATAGCATCAGGACTTGCTACTGACGAAACAGGCATCATTGTATTTACTGTATGACCAGAAGCCGAAGGATTAGGTACTCTATACTGAGAGGTATTCGGTCTTGGGGGTTTTGGCGGTTTCCAATCAGGACCTTTAATTTTTGAATCCGCCCCTTTTGCGTAATCATCCTTTAACTCTTGCCCGTAAAGAACATCTCGACCTAGTTGACGACCCATTATTTATTCCTCCCTACGCCTTTGGCTTTCTCTACAGTTCTCATAGCACCTAGACCAAGCATACCCATAAGTACTGGCATCATAGTTGACATATCTAAAA